CCCAAACACTGCGGATACACTGTCTTTCAGGCTATTAGCGAAGCTTTCACGACGGAATCCGTGTATGTTAACCAAATAGTCAGCAACGGTATCTTTACCACTGCCAATGAACCCACAAATTGCGATAATTTTAGCCATTAAAAAACTCCCTGTATATGTTTATTATACGGGAGTTTTTGTCTAGTGTCTAGTTTTTTAGCCCGTTATCCACCACATTGGTTGACCACCATCTACATAGTTCTTGATGTCTTCATCGAGTTTGTCTAACAGTGCCTGCCCTTCTTGTTTGAGTGCTGTACCGTTTAAAGTAGTTCCACCTTGTGGGCCTGCGATCGTAGCAAATTTTTCACGTGCTTGACCGATGCTGATCGAAGTCAGGGCATACGCATAGTCTTGGATCCAAGGGAATGCCTGGGGGTCGTTCATTAAGACGATATCTGGTTTATAATTATAAGTCCATAGCAGTACGCTTTCTTTTACTATATCCGCACCTTGGATACCACCATATGGAATCTTACGAACTAAAGTTAATTTTTTAGTAACTTTATTCCATGTAAAGTTCATAAAGCCACCGAACATTTTCATAGCCATTTCTTGGTATTGCGTGAATAATTCATAGCTGGCTAGACCACCAACACGTCCGGCCACTAGCATGTATGTGTTTAAGTATCCACTTGCAAATGGTTCAAATTGGCTAGCAGTAGTACCTGTGACACTACCAATACCACGACGGTATATCTGTTTAACATCGATAATGTAATTAGGTAGGATATATTCTTGTGTTTCGGGATACACGTCTAAGAACACATAGCTTTCTTCTACTGAATTACTGCTACGTTGACGATAGCGTATTAATGCTTGTTTAATGCCCATGTCAAAGTGTTCTTTATCAGCTTCAACATCGATCATACCAAAACCTAAACGTAGGCGGATATAATCAACGATATCGTTTTGTTGTTTAGCTAGTGAAGCTAGTTGATCTGTTATGTTTGAATCAAAGGCAATATGACCAGCACCAGTGCCAGTGACATTACTGTATAGGCTCTTAGTTTGCACACTGAGAGTGTCGGTTAGATTGCTAGATGTTGATGTAACATTTGCTGGTAGTTCAGACATGTAAATTATCCTGTTATCGTGTATTTATTACCGACAACAGGATAAGTTTGACTTTACGCTACCTTGAGGGGATTACTGGACTTTTAATAGGATCGTATCAGCATTGATACGCCCGTTTAATTTTACTTCTGTAGTTTTGATGTTTTCTAAGAATTTACGTAGTTCAACTTTACTACTGGACAAGAATGATTTAACCTGTTCTTCAGGTTTACGCAGGGTCTTTTGTGTGCTCTTGCTTTCGTTAAAGCCTGTGATACTAGTACCTTTAACTCCAAGCACGCCACCTTGATCTTCTGCTACATAGCGACCCAATTTACGATTCTTAACGTTATAGACCCATAGCTGTTCTGCACCAACGATGTCTACTGGATTGATTGACACTAGTTTCATACCAGCATCTTGTTTGAGATATTTTAGATTTTTAACTATCTTTTCTTTTTGTGGTGGTTTGCGAACTGCGGCTTTCTTAGTTGCCTTTTTAGTTTGATTATAAGCGGTTAAGTCAGCGAATAGTTTGTTATAGAAAGTATCATAGCGTTTATAGTCTGCGGCTTTCATATAGCTGTAAGCGTCTTTAAGATCTTCATCTTTAGTAGTACGTGCTTCACGCACTTCTGCACAGCGTGGCTCAAACACTGCCTGTATTTTACCTATCAATACCTGTGGTACATTGTTTTTTGTTAGATATTCGTAGGCTTTAGGATCTACAGTTTCACCTGTATATAGTGCATCCTCAAGCATTTCAAAATATAAGATGTGCTTTTTAGCTACTTCATTCATGCGGTCTTGTATCGTTGGTATTTTTACTTCCGCTTTCTTTACTTCTACCCTTACTTCAAAGTCTTCATCGTTATCTGCTTTAAGCAATAGTACACGTTTAACAGCATCAAGGATGTATTCTACGTGGCGATCACGCAACGGCATACCGCGCTCATGTGCTTTGATCAAGGCGCAAACTGTAAATGGTGTTAGGCAGTCTGCACTGCGTTGATAGCGATCAATGGTAGTTTTATCTAACTTATGAACTCCTTGTTCACCTTCATGTTGGCGTAACCATGCTACCACATATTTTTTAAGATCTTTAGTACTGTAATAGTAATTATAATAACGAAAACTTTGGCGTAGATGATGGTCAAATTCTTCATTTGAGAAAGTTAAGGCGCGATCGTAATCCCATTGGGGTTCATTGCCTGTATATTTTTCGTCGCTAAAGTTAATATTACTAACTTTTGCTTTCTTTTTCATTCCGTCAATTTTAATTGCCATAATACCCTCTCTTATTTTTTACAGTATATATTAGATAATTGATAAAATCAACCATTTAATAGCACACCAAAAGTAAGCATTTGCTCATACATGTTAATTTCTTCATTGATTTTTGTTAATAGTTCCTGGTGTTTACGGGTTTGCTTGCCCATTCTACGACAATTAATTTCTTCTTCACTTAACTGCTTGACCAAACTACCAATATTGGTACTTATCTGCAACATATCACTACTGTATCGTTTGAGTTTTTTAGCAGGACTTTCTAAGTCAATTTGGATCTGAGCCCATTCTAAGCTGTGAGTAATTTCAGTCATAATACAGTATAACATCATTTGAGCAACGTGTCAATCGCGATAAATACTAGATAATAGGATTAGATAATGCCAAGACTTTCATTGTGGCGCCCAAATAAGGGTAACGACTACAAGTTCTTTGATCAACGCATGAGCGAGATGTTCACTGTAGGTGGGGTTGACGTCTATCTCCACAAATATCTCGGACCGATAGATCAACCATTTACCAGCAACACCGAACCAGGTACTACTGGCATTACCAGCATCCAAGATCTCTTGTTCTTAGAAAATCGCGATCGCAAGTATGATACCAGCGTATATACCATGCGTACTATCTATCGTATGAATGACAACGATTTTGATCTACAACAGTTTGGCTTATTCCTAACTGGTGATACCATGTTCGCTGTGTTCCATCTCAATGACATGATCGATACTATTGGTCGCAAGATCATGGTAGGTGATGTCATGGAACTGCCAAATCTCAAAGATTATTTTCCATTGGACGATACCTTAAGTGCCGCACTTAAACGCTATTACGTAGTCAATGATGCTACCCGTGCCGCAGAAGGATTTGCCCCAACTTGGTATCCACACCTATGGCGGGTTAAACTACAACCTCTAGTAGACAGTCAAGAATACAAAGACATACTCAACAATATCGCCGCAGGTGATACTAACGGTGATGGGGTTGTTGATGGTAATGACACTCCGTTAAGTCAAGTGATCAGTACCTATAACAAATACATCGATATCAATGATGCTATAGTAGCTAGAGCAGAATCAGATGTGCCCAAGAGTGGCTATGATATTACCAATCTTTATACTGCTCCAGTCACACAAGAAGGACAACCAGGTAACCCACAAGGCGTACTCGCTAGCTCTAATGCCAATGTCAGTAGCAACACCTATTCAAGTTCTAGCACCGTTAGCCCAAGTGACAAGGTCAAAGGTTATTTAACCAGCGATGCATTCCCACCAAATGGTGCTGCGGTGGCGGCTGGTATATCTTATCCAGTAAGTCCAGTGGTGGGTGATTACTTCTTGAGACTGGATTATGTGCCTAATAGATTGTTCCGATTTGACGGTCGCCGTTGGGTTAAAATTGAAGATGGCTTACGCACCAATCTCACACCAGGTGCTACCAATACCACACAGCGTAGTGGCTTCGTCAACAATCCAGATGCTAACTATGCCAATGCACTTGTTTGGGACGCGATACGTATCAGCAGTGGTGCATACACCCCTGCGGCCAATGCACAAACCTTATCGTTTACCTTGGCTTCTAAACAGGTAGTGACCAAGACTATATACAACAGCATCTATGGTGTAAAAACCAAACTTAACAGCAAGATCATCACCAATACCATCGCTAACACGGCAGGAAATATATCATTCACAGTGACAACGGCGTTAAATACCAATGATGTATTAGAATATACAATATACGGCAATGTCTCCTATCAACGACAAAGCCTAAGTGATGCATTAAGACCTACGGCGGATAACTAATCATGGCAGCTTTACAACAATATTTTTATGATGGGCAGATTGAGCGATTCCTAGCTCAATTCATCCGCATGGTATCAGGATTCCAAGTAGAGTTTGGACGAGATCGAGATGGCAACACTACCTTACAGCGTGTACCTGCTTACTATGCTGATGGCAGCCGCCAAGTTGCACAGATACTAACAAATGCCAGTGAAAATGCCACGCCTACTGTTCCGGCCATGACCGTGTATATCAATAATATAACCTATGATCGTGACCGCGTGCAAGAACCCAATTTCGTTGGTAAGATGAGCATACGTCAACGCTATTATAATGAAGACACAGAAGAATATGAAGCACGACAAGGTAACGCATTCAGTATCGAAAGATTGATGCCTGTTCCTTATACACTCGAACTTAAATTAGATATCTGGACATCAAATACTAAACAGAAACTGCAACTATTAGAACAACTGATAGTACTGTTTAATCCGGCACTGGAAATACAGTCAACAGATAACTACATAGATTGGACCAGCCTTACTGCTGTCTATCTCGAAAGTCCAAATTGGTCAAGTCGATCAGTGCCGATTGGTACTGAAAATCCCATAGATGTCGCTACTTTAACATTCAAGTTACCCATTTGGATCAGTGCTCCTGCTAAAGTTAAAAAACTAGGTGTCATACAAAAAATCATAGCCAGCATACACGACAGCGATGGCAATCTCAGCGAAGACGTTTATAATGACACTAATCTCATGAGCACAAGGCAATATTTCACTCCTTTGGACTATGGTGTGCTATTGATTGGTAACACTCTGACCTTACTGAAATATTCCGAATTTGAAGATCCTAGAGATCCACCCACTGATCTCACTCCTAAACAGCCTGTAACCGATACTCCAGTTAAAGTTGGTACTAGAGATACATGGCGCAACCTTATCAATGTCTATGGTGTATTAGAAAATGGTGTCAGCCAAGTAAGATTGCTAACACAAGACGGGGTTGCTGAAGTAGTTGGTACTGTCAGCTTCCATCCCACAGATGACAGCCTGCTGATATTTAACGCAGACATAGACACGTATCCAACCAATACTTTAAGTCCAATAAATGCCATAATTGATCCACGCAAGGTAGATGTTTCAAGTGGGATCACCACACCAACTGCTGGGGCCAGATATCTGATCCTGCATGACATCGGAAGTTTTGATAATGCTCCAGGAACAGGACCAACGGCATGGCAAGGCTCCGGCGGTATAGATCTCGTAGCACATGCTAATGATATCATACAATACGATGGTACCCGATGGTCTGTAGTATTTGACAGTCAAGGTGCAACAAGTGTACAATATGTAAGTAATCTAAATACTGGAACTCAATATAAATGGAATCTCGATCAGTGGGTGAAAAGCTGGGAAGGCGAATACAAAAACGGGCTATGGTCACTGGTCCTGTAGAAGGTGTAGGTACATTCATCTATTGTACTAAAACCAAACGATATTTGTTTTTACTACGTAACAGTAGCAAATACAGCGGAACTTGGGGTGTAGTCGGTGGTAAGATTGAATTCAATGAGCATATCTTAGAAAGTCTATTAAGAGAAATTGAAGAAGAAATTGGCGGTACTATCAATGATCCTAAAATTATTCCTATAGAAAAATTTACCAGTGATAATGGTAATTTCGTCTACCATACTTTTATCGCGCCAGTAGACGACGAATTTGTCCCAAAACTAAATGAAGAACATCGTGGTTATTGTTGGGTTCGTTTAGAAGATCATCCTAGACCATTACATCCAGGGGTTTGGCGTACGATTAATTTTGAAGCTGTGGCTAGTAAGATTAAAACGCTGGAAAGTATTTTATAAGTCTGCTTCTAATACCATATCTCTGTGGCTGATCTGGCGAA